GTTAATACTACGGGCTAAACCACCGATACCTAGTAGGTCTAGTACGCTAGTTACTGTATCAACCCACTTCAAACCATCCTCGTAATATCCATCCTCAAGAACTGAGCGTAGGAAATCAACACGGGCAAAGTCATTCTCGCCTTGAAGTGCAATCCCACTGGATTTATTCACAGCGTCAATTACCTTCTGAGTTAGTTCAAGCTGTAGGTGTGCTGGTGCATTGGCTATCAATTCCTTGATGTCCATCTTAGCGTGTCCCAAGAAAGCTATTGCTTTATCAGAACCGATAATTGGGTTGTCACTTTCAATCCCTAGCTCCTGCATAACGTCTGCTACGAACTGACCTTCCACAAATGGAACTAACAATTCCGCAATCTCTCCTACAGTTTCACCAAACCCTACGTTATTTTTGTTAATCTCTGCCATCAACATCTTTTGCTTTTCACGTTTGATGTGGTTTAGTTTCTCCACTTCGTCTGCTAGTGATACACGCACAAACTCTTGGTCTGGTGTCTCACCTTCTGACGGTTGCATCAGGGCATTGTCTGAGATTACATTCTCAAACTTCCATGCCTCATTAGCCTTGTCCACCGCGCCTAGCGCAATGTTTTGTTTGTCCTCGTCTGAAATGGTTGGGTCAGATAGTAGGCTAATCAACCCTTCACGATTCCCTTTCATATGTTCTCTGCGTGCTTCCTCTGCAAGTTGCTGACCTACATCTGACTGCCCTTCCATCCCTAGTTCATCGCGTACTGCTACATAGTTGTCGTATACTTGAGTCCCATCTTGGGACATGCTTGCGACTTGGGCAGCCATATTTTGGTTAGATGCCTTATTCGTGCCGCCCACGTTAGGTAGTGGTGCAACAAAGTCCTCTAAGCCTAGAGTCTTGTTCACCATATTAAAATCGTCTAAACTTGGCATTACTTATTCCTTACTTAAATAGATTATCAAAGTCACTTTGGAAACCGCTTGTTCCTGCTGCTAGTCCAAAGACTGTTCCAGCAAAGTTACCAATAGCTGCTGCGTTACCAGAACTACCGCGTGGCACACTGGCTACTGCGTCTGCTGCTCGTTGGTTCTGTGCTGTGATACCTCTTGCTGCTTTCTCCTGACCTGCTATGTCAGAAATCTGTGAGCCTAAGTGTAGTTGTCCTGCTGAACCTGCTGTTGCTGCACCACTAGAGCCTGACGCACCTTGATTCTGTGCTGCTTGTTGGATTCTTGCTCGACGTACACGTTCTTCCCGAACCTTCTGTCGTCTGGTTGCTGCGTTGCGTGCGCCTTCTTGTGCGCTGGAAATGGCTTGTGCTTCTTTATCTGCTGCTGCTTGTGTCTCGGCTGCCCGTTGTTGGGCTTCACGATTCTTACGTTGTTCTCGATTCTGAGCAACGGCTGACACGGCAGATACAGCTAAGGAGGCGATGCCGACAATTATTTCAATGCCCATCTTAATACCTCATAGGTGTCATCACCTGATTCAATAGTTCTGAGAAGTTCACACTCCCCACCCAATAGTTTAACGAACTTAGGATTAGGGGTATAACAGTTAATACCATCATACCCTTGCACCTCTGCCCAAACTCTTATTTCATTCCACTTATCTTTCATGCGTGCTTTAATGTGCTTGTTGTAGCTGTGGACGGTTACATGAATAAACAAGTAACCATCTATGTCCTCTAAGATTGCCTCGAAGTCCTTATCCTCATAATAGGTAAAACTCTGGCGATTGATATTAGACATTAGTATTGCTCCCGATAGCCATTGACCACCCTAGAATATTCAAATCCTTCTTCGGACTTGACTTCATCAAGAAGCTGAACACTCTACCTTTACCTCTAATACGGTTCTTGGTTGAGATTAACTCGAACCCTGTCTCGTATGGGTCGCCTACGCCTGTTGGCATATACTGTCTACGATAGCGATACGCTTCAAACTCAGAAGTCCAGCGTCCACTCGCCACATTGTCTGCCCATTCCCACTGTACCTGAACCATACAACTTGATTCATCCTTCGGTGTTAAGTTACCATCACCTAGTAAATCCTCAAAGCCTGACTCAGTTCTGCGGAAGTGCATGGTCAGATATGGAATCTGTTTGTTACGTTGGTAGTCTCCTGCACCTTCCCAACCTGTCAACATGTACGCATCAGCATCAACACCTACAGTGTCAAAACTAATCCAGTCCACAAAGTCTAGGTCGTGGTACTTAGCAAAGGTGTACTTCGTGCCTGTAACTGGACTGAACTCTGTCATTACCAGATACTCCAACTCACGCTTACCTGCAATAGTTGCCTTGCTTGTTATAACAACATCATCACCGTTAACTGTGACTGTAAACCCACCAACCGTTACGTCTTTCTCGACATCACCTAGTTTGAATGCTGGCACTTTGATAGGTGCAATCACTCTTGGGTACTTGTCCATCGCACCTGTTGCTTCAATGTTGAATATCGTCCACGCCTCTAGGTTTAGGTTCAGTATCAGTTCCTTTGAACTACCTGTGTCTTCCAAGTGATTATGGTAAATCCAATGTACTTGACGCTCAAAGCTATCGGCAATACCAATTACCTCAACCTTATCTATTGCATCAATACCATCTATGTGTTTCTGGATACTACCTTGTGTTATGTTCGTTGCTTTCAAATCACCAAATTCATTAGCTGCAATGTGATAGATACCGTCGTCTGACCAATAGAAGATTGTGCTATCCACTTCAACTACTGAGTTACGAGCATCCACACCATGTTCTGTCAGCTTCTCAACTATGTAACCTGTGGCATCGAATCCTTTTTCTGTACCACCTGTAATACGCCATACACCATTACGACATAGGAATACTAGACTTGAACCGATGTTAATCATACGGTCAATACCAAAGGCATTTTCTAGTCGAATGAAACCACCATCTGTTGCTAATAGGTCTGCACCTTCCCTTGATGTTGGGTCGCCAATCTGGTAACACTCACCAATATCTGAGAAGTTCTGTACCAATCGTGAGAAGAATACATACGAACTCAAGTGAGGTGACTTGTCATCCCCGTTGGTTACGCTACCTTCAAACCCTGCATACCAGATACGTCCTGCCCACTCAGCACATGATGTAGCCCCACCATCGGAGTAATCCTGTGGTAATGAGGCAGGTTGATAGTTCAGTGCTGGATAGATTGAGTGTAGGTCGTTTATTTGTGAAGTTCGGTCAGCACCTCGTAGTAACACATCTATAATGAAGTGTCCCTGTGGTGCATGTGCGTTACCTGATGGGTTACGGTCTAAGTCACCAGCATTGAATCGGTCTGATAACCTGTCTGACGCATCATTAGCATCGGGGTAGAATGCAAAGTAAATGCTATCTGCATTAGAGGGGTATGTGCCACGCTCAAGGAATAATCGTTCAATAGGGTCATCTACTAAAACACCACCACCATGATACATACGGGGCAATGCCCATGTCTGGTTACGCAAGTTATAAACGTGTGCATCTGATAGTGTTGTTGGTCGGAATAAAATATCCTCTTGGTTTAGCAAACCATCCTCTACACCCCATACATCACGACCATGAATAGTGTGCGCTGCATGAGTGATTGTATCTGTTGCTAGGTCGTACTCGAATGTTGCTATGTCATGCTCCCCATTACAGACAACCAACAACCCACCGATTTCTGTGAAGTCCATGTGTCGTGTTTCGTCCATCGTGGTAAACGTATGTGTATGTTTGATACCAGCACTGAGGGTAGCTGCATCGTTACTAAAGAACAACAGGAACTTACCAATCTGAATACAGTGGATGGTTGCATCTGCGTTACCACCAGCATCTTCCCACTGGAATACAGTTATAACTGCATCTTCGTTGAGGTTCAATACTGTACGGATATTATAGTTAGTTTCAAAATCCATCCCTAGTCGTCTGTGCCGAGAACCATCCCTGTTCAGTACCATGTTCTGTTCATCAATGGTTGCGTTGGCTGGAAACGTCAATGGACTAGCTTCCGTAATAAAACCTTTGACGAAAGTATTAACTTCTGCTGCCTGTACTTGACGAGCCATAAAGCCTCCTACTTTTTCTTACTCGCTAGATACTGGTCAATAGCAGACCTAGCAAATTGTGAAGTGGTGAAGCCTCCCACTAGACATTTAGGCAAGCTACCCTTACTGCAAGAGATACGCTTGTGTCCGAATGAACCGTCACCTTGAATGTTGTAACCTTTATAAGTCTCTTTCATATTTATTTCCTACTCTTTCGACCATAATTGGGATAACGTACCCCACCGTTGACAGTCCAGTTCTTACGAGCTAACCATCTACTTTGTCGCCCTGCTTCTTGTTCTGCCTTAGCATCATTAGTTTGCTTTAGCTTAAACATGGCACGACTCTTTGCTTCTTCGAGTAACGCTGTAAATGCTTCCTCTGGTAAGTCAGGGATGTGAGCATCAACATGTGTCCACTCTGGCATAACAAATGCTACTGCCTGTATCTTACTTTGCTGTAGTGTATTCTCAATTGCTGAGTCATAAGAATCAAATACAATCGTTTCTTCGTCAAATGATGTGTAATAAGTCGGATTCAAATCATTCCTAATCAATAGCTCAACAGTAGTAGTGGCATCAATGATTACATCAATGTTTGTCTCGTCGTTATTGCGTTGGTTTGTCAGACGTAAAAAGTCGTCTGGGTGTAGGTACTTCATTTCAGTGTAACGCTTGCGAGTCTCACCTTCCTGAATCTTGTTATAATTAATGAAACAAATTTCCTTAACGCCTGTGTCTAGTGTCATGTGTGTAGGGTTGGCTGCACTACCTGACGCTACTAGCTTAATGGACTTCCGTAAGTGCGCCCAATTCCTGTTGGACATCATCGCAATGTAAGTGGACTTAACCATCTGTGCGACTTGTGCTGATTCAAAAGTATCATCAATACTGTTCACTTCATCTGAGTCTAGGTCATTAAGGATGTCTTGTGTCAACTCAAGTAGAGTCATCTTAGCCATACATCCTCCTATCGGTTAATTAAGACTTTACAATACCAGCCATTTACAACTACAGTGCCGTTAGCATCTGACTGAATCTTAAATCTTGCTTTGTTGTTAAGTGTGTTTGTATCTCCCATGTAGATACCGTTGAACTTATTTACCTTAACTGTAGATGCCGATTTAACAAGTTGTTGGTCAAACAGTATATCGTATGCACTTGCATCCGTAGCTAACTCAAGAACTACATCAAACGCTGCATTAGCACCTGTGGTAGTCACATCTAAGTCAAGACGAATATCAAGCATGTCACCTAGTTCTAGTTCATTCCAATCAAACTTATTGGTTGCTGCATCCCACACATCGGTTACACCTACTGGCGTATACGTTTTGTTCGTGTAAGCACCTGCACCATCGTTTGTTAAGTACACATAACCTCCTCCGCCAGTAAACGAGATAGGCGTACTTGCTGTGGTAGCATCATTGTAGTCTAAAAATCCTATGATTGTACCAGCAGCTAGTGTAGTCCAAGTACCTGAACCAACACCATCGGCTACATACACCTGACCACTACCTGCGGCTGAGACACCTTTCGGTTCATGCAGTTCAGGGTCGGTGATTACATTATGTTCTGCCATAGTTTTTCTCCAATAAAAAAGGGCTGACCAGAATAAACTGACCAGCCCCATTGATTATCTGTGTGCTATACTGCTAATTTAACATACTCGATGATTACTTCTGCTTTACCAGCAGCAGTTTTCGTAGGAGTAGTACCGCCTAACACGATAGCAATATCGGTTTCAGCGACTAGGTTAGCAGCCCAAGTACCAGTCAAAGTGCCACTGATGTCATATACACCAACTGCCTCTGCTTGTGCTTCACTTACCACACAACCATTTGTCACTTCTGAGCTATCCGTACCAATCAGAATGGTAGGGGTAGTTCCACCTAGTGCAAATGCTTCTGTTACTTTGAAGTACACCGCTACTGGCAGACAATCTGCTGGTAGTACAGGTGAACTAAATAGTGCTACGTCAATGTCAGGAGCATCAACTTGGATGCTCATTTGTGACTTAACACCTTCTGTTTTGATGTGTCCAGCCGTCTGACCAGACTCACGCGCTCCGTAATGGTTGTTGACACCAAGACCTGCGCTGTTTTCAAAACCTGCCATAATATTAATCCTCTATGTCTAGTTAGAAATTGCTGTCGCAGATGTTGCGTACACAGCCATTGTATCTACACGTTGTACACCAAAGCCGTAGCGTGCGCGAACCACATGCTCATCGCGTGCGCGGTCTTTATTACGTTCGCCTTCTGACTTCGGTAGTCGTCGCCATGCACCCATGATAGGTTTGCATTGGTCGTCTAAGATACACATAACAATGTTGCCAACGAAAGAACCAGATGTAGTACCGTCATCGTAAGTACCAACATGCAAGCGGTTAGACATGATGATGTCAAATCCGAAGATGCTCATTACGAAACGCATACCGCGTGCCATACCTTTCTGCACAAGGTCAGCACCGAATGGTGTAACGTCATGAGTAATGGTAACTAGACCATTCAAGGTTGCCTCAACTACTGGATCGACAATCATTACTCGACCTTCTGCTGGCACATTAGCCTTGTCAAAAGATAGACGTAATTGAATGATGTCGCTCAACTGAGCAGCGTTGTTTGCACCAGCCGAAACTACAGCGTGTGGATGACCATTGATGTTGTTAGCACCAGTGTTGGTAGTGTAATACTCACCAGCAGTTGCTAAGAAATCAGTCTCAAACACTTCCTGAATCGCACGGGTAGATTCTGCTGCACGTTCTGCCAATAGGCGGTCAATGTCTGCACCATCTTCACGAAGGTCATCAGTTACATAGTACGCATCGCCTTTGTATTCAGTGATACTAAAGGTAATTGTACCTGTTTCGATTGGGTTGTAGGTTAGTGGCACATCTTCTTCCGCTTCTTGTAGCGTGACTGTACCAACTGTTTTAATATTCAGGGTTGAACCATGTAGGAAATCCTGAACATTACGATAGAACGCTTCTGGGAGTAAGCCGTCATGTAAATTCAATAAGATGAACTTACTATATTGCTGGCTCTCAATAAACGCTGTTGTGTTCGTTGTGAGTTGCATAGTTTAAGTCCTATGGTTTAGACCTCAACATCATTCTCCGCGTATACCTCTGCTCGAATTTTCCGCATAAATTCGGTCTGTTCTGCCGAGGTCGCACCAGCAAGTAAAGACTTCTCTGGCTTGCCTAACTTTTCCGTAGTAGGATTGATAGGTGGTATGTTGAGATTGGAGGTTGTAGGTTGCACAACAGGTGCAGCCTGTTTGCCGAACAGTTCTAACACTAGGTCAGGATTCTGTTCTGACAGCTTACCCAAATCCGCAGGAGTCATATTGAGGGAGGCAGCTTTCGCTACAACCATTTCTTGTGCTTTTTCGCCATACGAATTTACGAGTGCTGTATGAACTTGTTGAACATTGGCAGCAGCGACTTGTTCCGCTTGGGATTTGGCTTGCTGAGAGTTCAAGAGTTCTAAAACTTTCTCCTCGGTTAATCCTGCTGCTGGTACAACTGGTTCAACTGGTGGAGTCTGTGGGTTCAGACGTTCAACTAAAGTATCAATGTCACCGAGCTTATCAAGCTGACTCTGTACGCTATTCAACTTCGCATCTTGGGTTGCTTTTTCCGCTTCCAAGTTTGCAATATGCTGCTGTGAATGTGCAAGAGCTTTCAACGCATCTTCTACAGTGTTGTATTTCTGTTCACCACGCTCATTCGTAATCATGCTTAACTGGTCTGTAAAGAGATTAGTAGGAGCAACCGCATCAGGTTGGGGTTTAACCTGTGGGTCTACTGAATTTGGTTCTACTGGCTTTACCTGTGGGTCAGCAGGGTCAGTAAATAAATCTGGCATTAGAATATCCTCTAATAATAATTGGGAGACAAGTGCAGGAATCTGAGAGTAGGGGAAGAAACCAAATTTAGAAGTATATATTGATGTGTTAATTATGAATGATGGGGTAAATAATATAACCATCTACTTCTAAACTACTTGTCAATTCTAAGTAGCTTCTATAGTAATATCCGATAGAAAATACGTTTTGTCCGATTTTATTTTACATTTTCATCAATTAAATCTATTATTTCTTGTATTGCCCTCTCATATCCTCTAGCATCGGCTTGTTTATAAGCCCAGTTAGTTTCTTTGTAGGCGTTCTTCGAGCGTGATTCTTTAATAGAAGCGTTACCTTTATTATCTAGTATCTGGCACAGCTTCTTACGCATTACCAAGCTGGCTTTGAAGTTGGCTCTAATCTCAGCCGCCAACTCCTTATCCAGTCCTTTAGTCCAAGACTGTTTCATATTACTCCTCTACTGGTACATCTTGTTGAACTTCCAAGTCCTCTGCACCTTGATTGATTAGTGATTGCGTTTCAGCTTGCTCGTCAATAGCTACGTTAGGTTGGAAGATATTGTAAGCATCTAAGCCTACCACATCGTCTACGAAGCGTGCCATGTTCTTACCTGACGTATGAGGTGCTACCATCTGCCCGATAGGGCTATTGAACACACCAATCAAGTTCTGCAAGTCTGTCGCCTGTTTCGCAAAGTGTCTTGCACCTATTGGGCGTATGACTCCATTTGCCGTAATGTCTTCTTTAGTGATGGTCAAGAACTGAGTAAACCCTAGCTCGTTGTCCAACACTCTTATGATGTCACTGCCATCCATGTTCCTTACAGATGTCTCCAACATTCCATTTAACAACGGCTCTAACATTTCCTGCTCGAAGTGTGTAATCTTCTCTTGGAAAATTCTTCCTGCCGCATTGCTCAATTGCTGAACCTCGAATGCTGTCTTTTCACCTGCTGTCCTGACACCCATTGCTTCACGGGGCGCACCAGCGAATAACTCCATACGACTTTCCAATTCTGCAATCTGGTTATCAGCAATGAGAATGTTGTTCACATTCTTCGCTACTTCCGATACAGAACCATTCTCGTCGATATGAATCTCCGCATTAGGTTTCCATTCAAACTCCTCAACCTCACCTGCGATTACTAGAGGTGGGTGTACAATCAAATCCATAGCATCGGCTTTCAAGTTCTCTAGGTGGTCAATACGATATTGCATACCAACTAGGTTATCCAAAGCACCCATAGCATATAGATTATCTGGGCGGAGTCTCCATCCAACGTGATATATTGATGCGTGGCTAAACCAGTTGGGAAGCTCCACATCCCTAACCATAAAACTACGGTCAACAATAGTGATAAGACGATTAGTTTTAAGTTCGCCTGTCGCATTGTCATGGTAGTCGCCATAGAATTCTAACACCTCTACGAAGTTGGACATATAGTATTCATGCAAGTTACCGAAGCCGTCTACGCTGTACGCTACAGCTTTCTCAGTATCCTCACTGTTAAATGCACCTAAGCGGTTCTGTATATCAGTCCGACGCTGTAGGGCTTCTTCCCAAAAGTGTTCCTCTGGGTGTGTAGCTGCCAGCTTCTTGAGTTCACCCATTGTCTTAACTGAACGGATAATCTTGAAGCTGTCCTCGAATGTAGCCGCTAATGGATTGAATACAATGTCAAGAGGGGAGATTCGACGAGCCTTACAGCCCACAAAATCAGCAACAACTTGACCGTCAGCCAATTCACGGTATGATGCCTCAAACACTGGCATTGCAAACGCATTACCAAAGTCAATATAATCATACAGGAGTTTACTTGTCTCAGTACGGAAGTGACCTTCTCGCGTCTTGTTCTCCATGTATGACTGGATAGATTGTACCTTTTTCTTAGTGGCATCCCCACGTTGATACCCATCCCAACGTAACCATTGGTCATTAGGGAACAGAGCCGAAACGTAGTTAGAGTGTAGGTTGTCACGAATCTGACACAGCTTAGGCAGCGTGGTCGAGTTCTTCCAAGGTAGTTCTTGGTTCGTGGTAGTGGTTGTATCTGTTGCGAAGATGAAGTTCCTCAACTCGTCTTTCTCCGCTAACCAACCTTGACGTTGACTATGGAACTTATCCCATAGGTGGGCTACCCATTGTGCTTCATTGTCTTGCACAAGTAACCCTTGTAGTTCTGCTACAGCAATTTTGTTAGCCATTAGTACGATACTCCTCCGAAGCGATTACGCTTCTTAGATTTTGTTTGAATGTCTGACAAGAAGGAACTCTTACGTCCTGCTGGTGGTACTGCTATCTCTACTGCCGATGCTAGGGCATCCTTCACATCATCATGTGCTGGTCGTGCCTGTACTAGCTCGTCTTCGAGAATGCCTATCCAACCACCTTCAAAGTGCCAAACCTCTAAGTCTTCATACCTACGTTCTAAAGCTGCCGCTATACGTTCTTCCTTCGAGCCTTCCTTCTTACTAGGTCGGAATTCATCAATGGATAGGCGTAAGCCGTCTTTAGCACAGTAGGTTTTAATGTCGTTTACGATTACTTTCTGAGCAACCGTTACCTCTGCCCGTAGCTTCTTGAATCCCCACTTCGCGTGGAGTTCCTTAATGTGCTTGAAGTATTCTGCTGTACGGTCAGATTTGAATCGGTCTATATCTAGGACATAGATGTTACGTTCACTGTCAATGCCAATAACAACGATAGCCGTGTAATCCGCAGCCTTGTTCAAGCTGAATGCGAAATCGACTGCTGCATACACGTTGAGTTTGCGTCCATTGAAATACCATGTGCCAGTCTGTCTATTCAAGAACTGTGGGCTGTAGTATTGGAAGCTGTCTCGACCTATACGCTCACTGTGTGGGTCATTAGGGTCATTGTAATATTGAGCATAGAATTGAACTCTATCCTCGTACTCTGCCTTGATACGGGCTAGTGTACGCAGGTCGAATCCGAATGCCTTACCATCTTCTCGTATCGCACGTTTCCAAGTGAATATGTTATCTTTTTCTACAACATACTCTTTGATTTCCCAGACAGGGAGGTAGTCTTCGATGATACCTTCATCTGTGTAGGTTGGAAATATCTGTGTCTTCCACGTTGCATAAATGTCGTTAGGATGGTATCTCGTTCCACACGCCATAGTAAAACCACCAGCGTTACGGATAGAAGTGAATTGCGACGATTTTTTCTTAACACTGTCCCTGCCCTCCTCTGTGTAGGCATTCTCTGGAACAACCAAGTCATCAGCCACCACGATGTCTGCGTGCCAGCCTGTCGTATTTGTTGTAAGTCCAGCAGTAGCGATAGTGCAATCTCGGATGCCTTCTTTCTTACGCTTCTCATGGTCAACCGATATTTTAACACTACTCCACTTCTCACGCTTACCCTCTTGTGGGTGTACATACTCAGGGAAGTAACGCATGAATGTGCTACCAGCCAAGATGTTCTGTACTGCGTATAGCTGAGTGATTGCAAGTTCTGCCGTTGCTGATACATAAAGGATTGTTACTTCGGGGTGTCGTGCTATCATCCAAGCTACCCAAGTTGCCACCAT